AGGACCGCCTTGATCGTCGACAGCGCACCGGTCGGAGTGAGGGTGCCGGCGAGGTTCTTCGCGGTCTGCTTCAGCAGCGCACCAGCGGGGGTGATCGACCCTGCCAGGGCCTTGCCCATGGTGCGCAGCAGCGCGCCGCTCGGGGTGATCGATCCGGCGAGTGTCTTGTTGGTCTGACGGACCAGCGCACCGGCCGGGGTGATGGAACCGGAGACGTCCTGGGTGAAGAGCGTCCCGCCCGCCGCGACCGATGGAACCGACCGCGGTCGGGGCCGGACGTACTGCCAGGTGGTGTCCGGCCCGAACAGCGGCACCGCCGCCCCCTACAGCTCGCGGACGTACGCGGTCCCGGACAGGGTGAGATCGTCCGCTGCGGCCGAGGTGAGGCGGATGTACATGGCGGTATCGCCCTGGTCGACCTTGGGCCGCATGATCTCCGGCAGGATCAGCTGGTAGCCGCCGCGGACGTTGAAGGTGTCGGCATGCACGGTGATCGGCGTACCGGTGGTGGCGACCGTCGCGCCGAGGGTCTCGGCACTGAATCCGGCTGCCCCGTCGCGGGGGTCCAGCGGTCGCGGCGTCGTCGCCGACCCGTTCGAACTGCTGGTGTAGTCCGTGATGATGTTGATGGACAGCATCTCGTCCTGGGCGTCGCCGACCTCGGATTTGTTGCCGAGGAACAGCGCGACCAGCTCGATCGGCCGGTCGTCCACCGGCACCAGCTCGAACAGGTCGTAGTCGCCGCTGGCGCTCGCGATGGTCTGTTCGCTGAAGCTGATCGTGTACACGCCGCGCTGAGCCGCCATGTGCGTGTCCCCTCCTAGAGCTGGATGAGGGCGCCCATCTGCGGGCGACGGCGCGGCGGGTCCGACACGGCGGCAGCCGCGGCCGGGAGGAGTTCGAACACGAAGTAGGACCACATGGCGGTGCCGGTCGAGCCGGCGTCGAGGTTGAGGTTCACCGTGCCGCCGGTGCCGGAGGTGGTCGCGGCCTTGTACACCGAGATGCCGTCGACGGCGCCACTGAGGTGGTAGGCCTGCTCGGTGTCGGTGCTCGTGGGCAGGCCGAGGGCGTTGAACTCGGTGCCGGCGGCCATGCCCAGCGACCCGTCGACGGTGTTGGTGTAGGACACCGTCAGGTTGTTGGTGCCGCTGGTGCCGCGGCTCGACGCGCCGATCGGCACCGTGGAATGTGCGCCGGTGAACGTGGTCACCTTGACGCCTTTTCCACCACTGGTGCCGGTGCCGGTCCACGTCGTGGTGACGGTCATGCCGGACTGCGACGGGGTGGTGTACGCCCACGCCGCGGACACCGTTCCGCCGCCGGTGCCGGTCTGCTCGGGCAGGATCTCCGTCCAGCTGAGACCGACCGAATCGGAGAAGACGACGGTGATGGTGCCCGTCCCGCTGTCCGTGCTGGCCACCGCGACGATCAGCGAGTTGGCGACCGGCGAAAACCCCGCCGTCGTCACGCCCGATCCGGTGGTCGCCGTGGTGAACGCCGGATCGAGGCCGGCCGCGATCGCCATTCAGCGCCTACGCCAGTCCGACGGGACCGATGTCCTCGAACACGTTGAGGCCGAACCCGGCCAGGGTCGGACCTGACACGGTGAGCGTGCCGCCGGCGGTGGGTGAGCCGATCGACACCCCGTTGATCGTCAGGCTGCTGTACTGGGTCAGCGTGGCGTCCCGGTCGAGCTTGATGTTCTGCAACGCCCGGGTCGACTCGTTGAACGTGATGGTGCAGGTGAAGACCTTGCCGTTCAGCCCGAACTGGATCACGTAGGGCGAGGTCGGGGGCAGGCCGGTGTTCAGTTCGAGCTCGGGCATGGTGGTCTCCCTGCGGTCAGTTGAGCGGAACCGCCTCTAGGAGCCGGCCGTGAAGGTCAGGTCGTACGTCGCCTGGAGTGAGTCGCCCGAGGCCAGCGTCACCGTGGAGAACACGGAGCGGTCCAGCAGCGTCCCGCCGCCGGTGGCGGCCTGCGAGAAGATGCCGTGTTCGACGGCGGCGATGGTGGCGTCCGCAGTGAGGGTGCCGACGGTGCGGAAGATGTTCGCCGACGCGCCTTCGGTCAGCGTGCCGGTCGCCCGCGTGTTGTCCGGGTTCAGTGCGGTCGTGGATTCGGTGACCAGCGCGGTGTCAGCGGCAGCCTCGGCGGTGTTGCCGGTGCCGATGCCGTGGTATTTGAGGATCTCCGGCTCGACGGTGCCCTGCATGGCGTCGACGAGGAAGTTCACGCCTGCGGTCGTCACGACGCGCAGCGACGCGAGGCCCAGGTCGACGACCTCGCCGTCGGCCCGGATCACCGTCAGCCACAGCTGCCCGAACATCGTCGGCAGCTGCAGCGACCGGGCGAGCCCGACCCTGCGGACACCCCGCCACAGGTGCCGTAGGTTGCGCAGCCGCCAGTCGTTGACCTCCCGGCTGAGGCCCTTCTGCGGGGTGCCGTGCTCGAGCACGTCCGTGACGGTGACCGGGCGCATGGGCCAGGCGGTCGGCTCGACCACGGGGATCCGGGCGCCGGACCTGCGGATGATGGCCAGCCCGAGGTCTCCGGACGGGCCGATGGTGCCACCGTGCATTGCTGCTCCTATCGGTCCGGCCGGCCGCGGGTACCGCCGGGGTGCATGCGCCATGTCGTGATCGGGAGGTGGCCGAACTTCGCGTCCTGCTCGCACATGGCGAGCCAGAGCCCCCAGTCCTCGCAGGGATCGCCCGACTCGTCGGGGTGGGGTTGGAAACCGCCGGCCGCGCGTACGGCCTCGGTGCGGGCGAGCACGGTGACCGGGATGTAGTTGGCTCGGGCCAGCAGTGCGGCGTCGAAGGGTTTGCCCTGCATGCCGGTCGGATCGTCGCCGTCCCACCGCGGGTAGACGACGTCCACTCCGGTGAGGCGGGCGTAGCGGGCGCAGAGCTTGAGGTGGTCCGGATACAGCTCGTCGTCGGAGTCGAGGAACGCGACCCACTCCGTGTCGACCATGGCGAGCGCGCGGTTGCGGGTGTGGGCCGCGCCGGCGCCGCTGACGTCGAGCGCGACCTGAACGGCTGTCGGTGCCAGGCTCTGGGCGTGGACGCTCGCGAGCGCCCGCTCGTACGGGCCTCCTGGCCCCATGCGCGGCGGGTGGGTGGCTATGGCGACGCTGATGTCCACGCGGCCTCCACCATCAGCCGGACCATCGCCGCGAAGTTCGTCGCGGGTTTCCACCCCAGTGCCTGCACCTCGGCGAGGTCGGCGGGGTGCTCGGCGGGGGCGACCGGTCCCTGGTCGATGTCGACGACGGACCAGTCCAGCCCGGCCGCGTCGAGAGCCACGTCCACGAAGTCCCGCACGGTGTGGCGGTGCCCGGTGGCCACCACGTAGTCCCCGGGCCGGTCCGCTGTGCCGATCAGCGTCAGCGCCCGGGTGAAGTCGGGTGCGTAGCCCCAGTCACGGCGGCCGAGGACGTCGGTGAGCCGTAGCCGCTCCGGGGAGCCGGCACGGATGCGGGCCAGGGTGGCGCAGATCGTCGGGGCGAGGAACCTGCCGTCCTGGCGGGGTGAGGTGTGCGAGTACAGCACCGCATTGGAGCAGTGCAGCCGGGCCCGGTACCCGATCACCGCGTCGTGGGCGAACCGCTTGCTGATGCCGTACAGGCCGTAGCGGTGCGGGTCGTAGATCGCACTGGACGAGGCGTGCACGAGCCGGGCGTCCGGGCAGACCCTCAACATGGCGTCCATCAGCCGGATCACGCCGAGCCCGGTCACCTCGGCCAGCAGTGGGGGCGGCGGGGCCCCCCACGCTCCGCCGGGCGCGGTGACCGCGGCGAGGTTGTAGACCACGTCGGGTCGGGACCGGCGCAGGGCCTGCCGCAGCGAGTCCTGGTCGAGGAGATCCGCGGCGTGGAGCCGGACACCGAGCGGCCACGAGGTGGGGCGGCGGACCACCCCGTGCACCTCAATGCCGGCTTCGAGCAGCTGCGTGGCCAGGTAGTAGCCGTCCTGCCCGGTGACACCCAGGATCAGCGCCGTCACAGCAGCACGGGGGCGGGAATCGGGACGATCCACCGGGGCCGCGGGTTATTGCGGATCATCGTGCGGGTGTAGTTCCAGGCCAGGCACAGGTATGTGTCGATCCCGCCGGCCACCTCGACCGGGGCGAGGATCGGTATGCCGGTGCCGGGTATGTAGCGACCCTGCTTGGCCGGGGTGGTGTCGGTGACCAGCCGCAGCTCGTTGCGGGTCAGGCCGCAGAAGTTGAGCAGGGTGGTGGCCTTGGCGGGGGCTCCGCAGCCGGCCACGGTCCGCTCGGCCCGCAGTTCGGCAGCGATGAGGTCGAGCAGCCGGGTCCGGATCCGCTCGACCCGTCCCTGCATCCCCTCGTAGGCGCCCCAGTTGTCCAGCCAGCGCTCGGATGCCCGTAGCGCGTCCACGGTGACGCTGGGCTGCGGCTCGGTGGTGAGGGTGACCCGCAGCGATCCGCCCTGCCGGTCGGTCAGTGCGGCGGCGGAGACGAACAGCCCGTGGCGCGATGCGGCCTGCTCCAGGCTGGACAGGCTGAAGAAGTTGCGGTGCTCGTGATAGACGAGGTCGAACGCGTTGTTCACGAGCAGGTCGGGCAGGTACTGGACCTCGACCATCGCCACACCATCCGGCGCGAGCAGGGCGCGGATGCCGGCGAGCACGTCGGCGACGTCGGCGACGTGCGCGAGGACATGGTTGGCGACGACGATCCCGGCCCGGCCGCGCCGGTCCCGGATGTCGTGCGCGGCGGCGAGCCCGAACGGTCGCACCAGCACGTCCAGGCCACGCCCGATCGCGGTGGCCGCCGGCCCGCCGGCCGGATCCACGCCGACCGCCGGGTAGCCGGCGAAGTGCCGCAGCATGTCGCCGTCGTTGCAGCCCACCTCGACCACGCCCCGCCGGGCGAGGTCCGGGTACCGGCGCAGCAGGTCCCGGGCGTAGGCGGCATGGTAGGCGCTCAGCGGCGCGCTCGCGCTGCTGTAGAAGCTGTAGCCGGTGCCGAAGAGCACGTCGTGGTCGACGACCTCCAGCAGCTGCACAAGCCGGCACTTCGCGCACACCGCCACCTGGAGCGGGAACCGCTCGACGGCCTCGTCCGCGGTCGCGGTGTAGGCGTCCGCGATCGGTGAGTCGCCCAGGTCGAGGAACTGGTCCAGTTCGATGTGGCCGCAGGCGGCACAGGAGGTGCGCTTCACCGGCCCCACCACTTCTCCTGGAAGATCTCCTCCGCGACGTCCCAGGCGGCGGCGATGGCGGGCGACTTGAACCCGATGGTGGAGTGATGGTGGGTGTCGACGTCGGCGACGGTGACCCGCTTGCCGGCGGCCCGGGCGGTGAGGCAGACGTCGTCGTAGCCGAGGAACCCCGGGTAGCGGGGGTCGAAGCGCAGGTTCTCCACGGCCCACGGCGAGAACACCATGATCGAACCCTCGATGAAGGCCACGTCCCCGGTGCGTTCGCCGAAGTCGAGCATCCCGGAGTCGGTCATCTGGTGGCCGATCGTTTCCGACGTCCACCAGGCCAGCGTCTTGTCGCCCGTGCCGCCACACACTCCGACGAGCGCGACGTCGCGGTCGGTGAGGGCCATCAGAAACTTGTCCTCGGCGAGCGGGTCGAGCATCTCCAGGTCGTCGTGCAGCAGGATCACCGCGTCGAGGTCCCTGCCCCGGTAGGCGTCGAGGATGGTGTTGTACGCCCGCGTGAGCTGTGTCTGCCCGGACAGGGCGAGCAGCGGCCGGTCACCGGTGCGCGGGATGACGTTGCGGCGCAGCTTCTCCCAGGAGCCGACGCAGGCGCCGTAGGCGACCCGCCTCACAGCCGGCCCGCCCACTTCTTCTCGAAGACCTCGCGGTCCTTGCCCGCTTGCTCGGCGAGCGGGCCGACCGTTGTCGTGTTGGCCTGAGCGTTGACGACTCGCGGGCCGTCGACGGACAGCACGCCGCCGCTCTGGCGCGCCCGGAGGTCGAGGTCCGAATCCTGGTACCACCAGCGCATCGCCTCGTCGGCGCGCAGGCCGGCTTCGCCGCGGATGACGAACGCGTGCGGGGTCATCCGGTTGCCGGGTTCGTTGTGCAGCTCGGTCAGCAGGGCCGGTCGGGTCGGGGTTGTGTGCGCGATGACCGCCGACTCATGGGTCCGCAGCCCGGTCGAGCAGGCGTCGTACCAGCCGGCCGGCATGGTCGCGTCGTCGTTGAGGACGGCCACATCCCATTCGGTGCTGCCGTCGGCCTTGGCGTCGTCGGCGCACGCGTCGAACATCACGTTCCAGAAGCGGGCCAGGTTCGGGGGCTGCTCCTCGTCGCGGATCACCGTGACCGCGGCGACTGTTCGCCGTTGGAGCTTGTCCGCATCGACCGGCGGCTGCGAGGCGTTGTCGACGATGATGATGTGGTCGCACTGCTGGCCCAGCGACGTCACCAGCGCGAGCAGCCGCGCCGGCCGGTTGTGCGTGGGGATGATGGCGTACCGCGGTACGGTCCAGGTCCGCTCCGGTGCCTGGACCATCTCCGGGCCCTGCTCGCCGACCAGCTTGAGTGGAACGCCGGACGACGCGTTGACCGCGCGCTGCCGCCAGTAGTCCTCTTCGGAAAGCCAGGCCAGCTTCGCATGGGTGGTTCCGATGCCGGTATGTACGTGCAGCGGGATGTCCAGGGCGTTGACCCGCACGCAGAAGGACAGATCTTCACTGATCAGCGCGTTGGTGGAGGGGTTGCGGGCCCGGCTGTACCAGTTGGGTCCGAACTGGGCGGCGACCCGTTCGAACACGGACCGGTGGATCAGCACGCACGCCGAGCCGACCCCGTGCACCCGGGTCAGGGTGTCACGCGGGTAGTCCCAGCGGGTGTCGAACCCGGACTCGCCGTCGATGGTCCTCCAGTCCAGGACGACCGGGGCGATGACGGAGCGACGCCCGCCCATGCCGTCGTTGTCGACCTCGCGGTTGGCGAAGGCCAGTGCGCCGACGACGGGCCGTTCGTTGGGGTCGGCGGCCTCGATCAACCGGTCCACGGTGTCCGGGGCGAACCCCATGTCGGTGTCCACCCACCACAGCCAGCCGGCGGTGGAGTCGGCGAGGAACTCGCGGACCGCGGTGTTGCGGGCCTCGGCGAGGCCGTCGGTGCCGCCGCGGATGGCGACGTACCCACCGGTCCAGATCCGGCCTTCGGTGGCCGCGTCGTAGGCGAGGAGCTGGGTCATCGAGTGGTGCCACGAGTAGTGGACGGTGTCGGCGTGCACGTAGGCGACGGCGACGGCCTGCGCGGGGTCGACGGTTGGGTCTTCGGTCACGGACGGTTCCCCTTGTGGATGGTTTGGGGTGGATGGTTGGGAACCCGCGGCCGGCCAACCATCCACGGAACACCGGCCGCGGGCGATCAGGAGGGGCGGCGGGTGTTGCGACGCTCGCCGGGGTTCGCGGTGGCCGCCTCGTCGGGCACGTCACCGAAGTACTCGACCCGTGGGGTGCTGAACGCGAGGTGGTAGCGCGGGTCGGGCGAGAACTGGCCGGGGTTGGCCAGCACGAACGGGTCGTCGGCCGGCCAGTGCGAGCCGGGCGGGAACCGCCGGACCGAGCCGTCGCCCAGCTGGACCCGCAGGGCGTCCTTGGCGTACACGATCTGCATGGATGGTTGGCCTTTCTTGGGGACGCGGAAGCCCCGGACCGTGGGGGTGGTCCGGGGCTTCCGCGCTGGTGGGGGGCTACTCGAAGCCGAGGCCGGCGAGCTGCTCGCGGATCCTTTCGACCTGCTCGTCGTCACCGTTGGAGCGGTGGATCTCCTGCTCGGCGAGGAGCCGCTGGATGGTCGGGTCACCCGATTCGGCCGCCCTGCCGAGCGCGGCCTTCTTCGGTTCGGGCGCCTTGGGTTCGGGCGCCTTCTCGGTGCCGGTCTTCGGCTTGATCACTTCTGCCACGGAGGGCTCCCTCAGGTGCGGGGCGGATGAGGTGGTCATGGGCATCCGCTGGCTACGCCGTGTTGACCAGGAGCTTGAAGGCGCTTGTACTCGCTGCCCCGCCACCGATGCGGCTGTACGCGAACCAGGCGCGGGTGCCGTTGGGCAGGTTCGTCGTGGTCGACGTCAGGTGTGGGACCAATTCGACCGACATACCACCGCGGCGGGCAATCACGTACTGCTGGAAGTCCCCGACGATCGCCAGCCCCGAGTTCGCCGCGGTCGACGTGGTGGTGTCCGGCATGTACGGCGACTCGTACACCGTCTTGCCGAACAGCATGTCCGCCCATTCGGCGGGCAGCGACTCGGTGAACGCATGGAACACGTTCGCCGTGCCGATCTGGCGGATCTTGTTGTTGACGTCAACGGACATCATCCAGGCCGCCTTGCGGCGGAACCGCTGGCCGAGCGCCTTCCACACGGCGTACGGGTCGTTGGCGCCGAAGTTCACCCCGGAGGTCTGCACCGCGACCCGTGCGCCGGCCGTGGCCGACAGCACGGTGAGGATGCCCTGCGGCTCGCCGGTGCCGGTACCGCGGGTGAACTTGTCGACGAGCAGTTCGTCGTAGCCCTCGGCGAGCAGGGTGGACATCTCCGCCGCGAAGGACGGGTAGTCCTGGCCGACCTCGATCGTGTAGGGGATCAGACCGCGGGCCATGTAGACGTTCACGACCGGCTGCGCCAGCGTCGGCGAGTCGTCGGAGACCTCGACGCCTTCGGTGTCGAAGGACCAGGTCACGCCGGCCGAGGACACGCCCTTCCAGGCGTTGGTGTTGACGTCGACCTGCCGGGCGATCTGGAGGAACGGGTTTCCGCTGCCCTGGGCGGTCAGGATGATCGACGGGTCGATGAACACCGGGATGCCGAACCCGCCGGCGGTCGTGGTGCCCTCGGACATGGTCCGGTACTCGTCGAACGCCATCATCGCGCGGCGCTCGTCCTCGTTCAGGTACATGGCGCCGTTGGGGCGGGTGACCATCTTCAGCCACGCGTCGCGGTAGTTCTCGTTCTCGGTGACGAGGATCCGGCGGGCGATGTCGGTGGAGACGCGGACCTGCCGCTCCACCGTGTCCTTCTCGTCCGCGCTCAGGTGCGCGGCGGAGTTGCGGTCGTCGAGGACGCGCAGCGCCCGGTCGCGGGCCTCGTTGACGGACATCCGCCGCACGTCGCCGTACGGGTCCGCCTTGTCGCGGGTGCCGAGATTCAGCATGGCCGCCTCGACGGCCTTGGGGCGGCGCTTGAAGACCTCCTGAACAGCGCGGTGCTCGTCCATCTTCTTGATGGCCAGGTCGCGCAGCTTCAGGCCGTAGTCGAAGGCGGTCTGCTCGGCGGGGGTCTTGTCCCGCAGTTCGCCGGTGTTCTCGTCCTGGTGGATGGTGCGCAGGTGCGCGTCGAGGACCTCGACGAAGTGCTGGAGGTCGTCGGGGGTCTTGCCGCGCAGGGCTTCGGCGAGGTTGTCGCCGTTGGCGTCGGTGGCCGCGCCTCGCAGCTCGGCCATGATCTCAATGGTCATCGAAGGATTCCTCGGGTTCGAAGTGCGCCGTCGTCGAGGCGCTGGCGGAGATGGGGTGCCGGCACTGGGCCACTTCCGGGCTTCGAGCCGAGGTCGTCGCCGTCCAGGCGCTCCGGCCCGGACTGCCCGACGAGGTGTGTGAGATCCGCGGCGAGCCCGTGGCGGACTGCCAGCTCGCGGATCAGTTCCCGGAATTCGTCCGGGTCGAGGCCGTCCAGGTAGGACCGCACGCTGACCGTGGTGCTCTTGTAGGCCGGGAAGACGACCGGGCCGAGTTCATGGACGTCGGCGTCGCGGATCTCCCGCTGCTCGACGCCGTCCCGCTTGGACCAGGCCTCGCCGCCGTCGGGGACGCCGAAGCGGAAGCTCATGCCCTTGACGGACCTGCCCTTGATCGCCATCCGGACCCGCTCGGTGCTCGGGTGGTCGTAGAGGCGGGCCCGGACCAGGAGGCCGTGGTTGTCCTCGCGCAGGTCGGTGATGTCGCCGATCGGGGCGGTTCCGACGGAGGGGTCGCGGCCGTGGTCCCACTGGAGCACCGGGGTCCGCTCCGTCAGCGACCGCTTGAACGCACCGGGCAGGATCGTCTCGTCGAACTCGCCCGCGTGGTCCCGGATCCGGGTCGGGGAGTTGAAGACCGCGGCGTAGCCCTCCAGGGACAGGCCGTCGCCACCCTCGCCGCGCAACTCGAAGTCGAACGAACGGGTGCAGACGCCGAGCGTCCGGATCTGGGCATGGGTCATCGCCCACGCACCTCCCTTGCAGGTGGGTGGGCTGGTGGCTCAGGCGCTAGCCGGGGCCGACGACCTTGCCCCGTGGGGGCTTGCCGTGGACGACTCTGTTCTTGTCGCTACCTGCGGCATACCCGAAGACCTGGATGAACCAGCGGCTGGCGTAGACCTTGGCCTTGGCCAGGCCGACATGCTTCGTCAGGTGGGCGACCAGGGTGGTCCACGGCTTCGGGGAACCGACCCATTTGGCCTTTCCCTCGCCCTGGGTCCAGTAGTGGTGCAGCTTCTGGTCGTCGTGGCCGGCGGCGCGTTCGGACCGGCACAGCAGGAACAGGTCGTAGTCGCCCACGTCCGGTTACGCCCCTCCCGGTGGTGGTGGCGCCTTTGACGACGGCGCGACCGGCGCCGCGGCGGCCGGCACGAGCAGGGACAGGTTGCCGTTCTGCACCGCGGCGACCACGGAGTCGGGTTCGAACTGGGCGGTGACGCCGGTGGCCACCGCCTGGAGCTGGGCGGCGAGCAGCGCGGACTCGTCGGTCTGCTTCTTCATCGCCGCATCCGGTGCTCCGGCGCCCGGTGGCTGGAGTTGCACGGACGTGAGCCCGCTGTGCTTGAGCAGCGAAATGTCCTGGCCCTGCACGGCGGCGACCGAGGAGTCCCAGGTGAAACCTTCCCGGACGTACTGGGTGATGGTCGCGGCCTGGAGCTGGGCGATGTCGGCGGCGTCCTTGGCGTCCTCACGCAGGATCGGCATGTCCGCGACGTCGAACCACAGCTCGGCGCCGGACGGAACGTTGATGATCGTGGCCAGGCTGGCGACGAGATCCTGGAGCGTCGGATAGATCCAGGTGTCCGCCCAGATCCTGCGCGCCATGCCGAAGTTGCCGGCGTTCAGGGCTGAGCCGGCGAGCCCTTCGGCGATGCCGAGGATGACCGGGTGCACGCGCGAGAGGCTTGCGATGCGGGTCTCGAAGGTGCCGGTGATGGCCTTGAGGTCCAGCTTGTCAAGGTTCGCGCCGACCACCGTGGCGTCCGCACCAGCCGTCAGGTACAGCGTGCGGTAGGCGTTGGCGACCCCGGCGTGCTTGGCCTCCATCGCGTCGACGATCTCGTCGAACTGCGTCTTCGTGATCGCCGGGATGCCCTTGACCACGAGGTTCGGGGTGGCGCCGTTCTCGAAGAACCGGATCTTGTGTTCGGAGGTCAGGCGGTCGCCCTGCATCTCCCGGATCGCCGGAGTGACCCAGGACATGCCGACCTCGCCGGCCTCCGGGTCCGGGATCGGCGACCAGTGCGCCACGTCGGCCGGCAGCAGCGTCGTCGGCTTGTTTCCGCTGCTGTAGAGGCCACCGTTCTGGTAGACGTAGCCCAGCAGCTCGCCGTCGAGGGCGTGGATGGCATCCTCGGGCTCCTGCTCCGAGCCGTACAGGATGGCCACCCAGTCCGGGCGCAGCACCTTGAGCCGCTTCGCCCGCCGCGTCACGTAGGCGTTCCCGGCGACCCCGGCGTGCCATTCCATCCGGGCGATCAGCTCACCGGTGGTGGCATTCGGCCACGGCGTCTCCAGGATGGCCAACTCGCGGGTTCCGAACTGCTTGCGGGCGTTCGGCCGGCCCGGAAGGTTGCGGAACGTGAACCTCGCCTGGGAGAGGACGCTCGCGCGGACCAGCTCGGCGGAGAACGCCGGTGGGCAGTTACGCAGCGCTGCCATGTACCCGGGCAGGGTGTTGACGATCTCGGACGCGCGGTTACCGGCGAGGGTCTGGACGAGGCCGTTGTACCCGCCGACCTGGTACTGGTTCCCGCCGTACCCGAACTGCGTCGGCAGCAGGTAGTCGTTGATGTAGCTGTCGATCGAGTACCGGGTTTCGCTGCGGGCGGCGGCGATGCGGTCGAGCAGGCCCACCGGGTCACCCACCTCCGGCTGCGCCAGCTACCGGCGGACGGGTCGACGTTGGCAGGTCAGGTTCGTTTCGGTGCGCTCTTGCGGCGGCCCTCCTGCCAGCCCACCTTGACCGCAACCGCGGACCAGGTCAGCGCCAGCCACAGCACCCCGAACCCGCGGGCGGTGATCCAGCCGATGCCGTAGAAGATGCTGGCCAGGACGGTGAGGAGCACCCGGCCGAACTGGATCTGACGGGCCTCTGCGGTGATCCGGTCAAGGCGCTGCGTATCCAGCAGTTGGTCCAGCGTGACCACGCTTACCTCCAGGAGGCGAAGAACCCGGGTTCGGGCGCGAGGGCGCCATCCTCGATGGCCTGGCCGCGGGCTTCCTCGGCGAGCAGTCCGGCCACGAAGGCGTCGATATGGCCCTTGTCGCGCTTGGGGAGGATCCGCATAAAGAACCGGGGAACGGACGGGTCCTCGCCGGGCCGCGGTTGCCGGCGGCGGCCCTTCGCCAGCGCGGCGTTCATGACGTGTGCACGCAGGATGGCGTCGCCGTCGTGGGTGAAGTCGCCCTTGAACGCGGTCTGGAAGCGGATGATCGCGTCGTCCATGCGTTTCTCGACGTTCGTCGGGCACTCGACGACCTTGCCCGGCCAGCGGGCCGCCCAGGTCGCGAAGTATTCCTGCCACCCGTACGGGTCGCCGAACAGGTACGCCACGTCGTACGCCTCGAAGGCGTCGGTGAGGGCTTGGTCGACCTGGGTGCGCGGGACCACGCCACCGGGGCACTGGTCGTGGTTGCCGGGGTTCCAGGTCTTGAGGTGGAACCAGCGGCCGTCGACGAGCCGTGAGGCGACGATCGAGGTGCAGTCCTGCGAGCGTGAGCCGTCGAACCCGAGCGCGATCTTCTGTTTCGGTTGCAGGTCCCGGTCGCGTCGCAACGCGTCCCACCGGATGGCGTCGACCGCGTCCGAGACACCGACCACGATCAGGTTGAAGAAGAACCGCAGGGCATCGGCCCAGGTCACGCAAACGTTCGGGTCGCGGGCGTCCTGGAGTACCCGCTCCTTGTCGACCCACCACGAGTCGCCGTAGACGTGGGCGAGGCAGTCCAGGCATTCCTCGTCGTCGTCCTGCTTCGGCGTGCGCGGCGCCGGCCGGTAGTCGATGTGGACGTCCGGGGTCTTGTGCTCGTGGGTGCGCTGGGCGACGGACTTCTCCGACGGGTCGTAGGCGTTCGTCGTCTCCAGCCACCGGCCGGACATGCCGCCGATGTTCCGCTTCATCGTGCTCGCGAGCAGCACGCCGCCGTTGTTCTGGGTGAACAGGTGCGTCTCGTCGAACACGGCGAAGGTGAGGCGCGCGCCGAGCCGGGCCTTCCCCGAGGAGGTGCGCGGCTCGATCTTCCCGCCGGAGGGCAGGTTGATGTCCTCCACGCCGATGTCGATGCCCGGGGTCTCGGCGACCGGGCCGCGGCGGGCCATCTCGTACAGCGCCAGCCAGGTGTTGTCGGTCTGTTCCTCCGAAGTGGCGACGATCTGCACCCACGGGGTCGGGTGCGGTTCGCCCTTCGGCTCGCCGCGAGCGTCCCAGCCGGCGAAGCGGACGGGCCCGAACGCCTCGGCGAGGCAGATGGCGGCGGCGAAGGGCCCCTTGCCCCACTTCTGTGGGCGCATGAGCAGCGCGCCGCGGTGCGCGAAGGGCGCGGACGGCCGGCGCGGGTCGTGCTGGGCGTTCGGGTGGAGCCGGTAGAACTGGACGAGGAACTTCCACATCTCCTCGGTGAGCAGGTAGCGCTCGCCCTGCTGCTCGCCGTCGGGGATGACGCAGTTGTTCTCGATCCATTTGCCGACCGCGAATCCGAGGGTCGGGAACTCGCCGTCGAACCGCGGGCCACGCCAGCGCATCAGACCGCGAACAGGCGGCGCACGTCGGCCACCGGGGCGTCCGGCTCGTCGTCGTCGCGCTCGTCGGCGACGTCCGCCGGGGCGATCTCCCAGCGCAGCCGCAGCATCGACATCGGCGTCAGGCCGAGCCGGTCCTCCAGCTGTCGGACCTCGGAAAGGTGGAACGCTGTGGTCTCGCGCTTCTCGGCCACGACGAGCGCCCGGACGTACCGGGCCACCGTGCGGGCGTGCGACCCGCGTGCCCATTCGGCGGCCTGCGGGAGGCGCCACACGGCGTTCCACGCGGCGGCCTCGGTCTTGTCCTGCTTGCTGAGGGGCCAGTCCGGGATCAGGCCGTCGTAGCCGCTCGCCGGGAGCTGGGTCGAGGTCGGCTTGACGTTGCGACGGCGTGCGTTGGGCTTCGGCGCCGGTCCGGGCATGGGCTCTGCACCGCCCATCACTCCGAGTAGCCATCACGCTGTGTAGCCAGTGCAAGATCGGGAATTCTCAGACACCTCTGAGATGGCCCTGCGGAACAAAACGGACTTTTGTCGAACCCGTACATCCCGCGAGCCCCG